TGATAATAATTTGTTCCTATTTTATATTTCAGAATGAAGAAATTTTCATTACCATACATCCAAGCATAAAGGCTATCACTGAAAGTTTGATAACCCTCACAAACATAACCAGTTCCATTGTGGTTAGTATTGTCCCAATTATAATATGCTCTAAAATACAGTTTTGATGAATCCCACCTTATTTTTATATATCCATACAACCCGTTTGAGAAATCTGTGCTTCCTTTTGTCCTGTAAACTCTATAATTATTACTGTCCTGATTATCCCATAATTCCCATCCTATGTCATAAAGAAATTGCCATAAAGCATCAAGGAAATCTTCCTTTGTAGCATAATACTTCCTTACTATATATTTATACATTGTCCGCCTCCTCTACTCTTAAGGATTGAAATAAAACTCTTCTGGTTCTATTTCTATCCACTTATCAAATTTGCGAGGTAGAGTTCCTTTTACTCTTACTGTGTAAACATACCAATGTGGCTTGTCAACTAACACAGGCAATAAATAATTCCCTTTATTATCAGGTCTCCAGTCAAATGTCTCAAAAATCCCAACATAGTAATAAGGTCTATAATATGTTATAGTGCCACTCATTCCTGGAGGACTTATTCGTATGGGAATGCGAGAATGTATCTCTACATCCCAGTTGTCAATATCATAAAAACCTTCTGGCAATTCAAATTTTCCCATACGCCAGTTTAACCAATCCTCATCTGTATAGTATTTATTAGTGAATGTGCAAACGACTAAATCTACTACCCTATAATCTCGTGGATGTTCTTTTTCCCAATCTCTAACTTTGAGAACTTCCAGATAATATTTTACTATCCATTTTCCATCTCTTCCCTTTTCCAATCTAAATGAATTTCCCCATTCCCAAACCAGTAAATATTTAGGTTCTGTTGCAGCCTTAACTTTTACACTTACGGGTAAAAACATAGTAATTAATAAATATACTAATAAAATTTTTTTAATCATTGTTTGCCTCCTCCACTCTTATCCTTAAATCTCTGAAATTTTTACTAACTTCCATCATTCCCAATCGTTTTAACCTTAAAAATCTCAAACCGCAAGGGAAAGATACGGAAGGCTTGATTTCAAAGTCAAAAGTCTTCTTCTCAAAAGGTTCAAGCATAAGTTCAGGATAATGATTTTTTACTTCAAATTCTCCTGCTACCACAAACCTAACATACTGTCTTATTTTTTCTTTATTTTTAACAGAGACTGTAACTCTTCCACTTTCATTCTTTTTCAGGGTTTTAGGATAGGATGTGAATTCAAAATCTATTTCCCCATCCCAAATTGCATAGGGGTAGTAGTCAAGCCTTATTCTCTTGCTATCAAAGGGTTTCCATTCACTTGTATCTTCTCCTTTCCAGTTATGCTCAACTCCAAGAGTGATGTATAGCCATTCAAATCTCTTTCTTAATCTGCCAAATCTGAAAGCCTGTTTTTTGGATAGGATTTTTTTAGGGATAGTGAACTCTCTCTCTACAATCTTATCTGGATTTTCTATTTTTTCATCACCTACAAAGAGAATAGGTCTGAACCAGCAATCATGGTAATAATAATTCCACATCCTCTCTACTATTACATCTACATTTCTAAACCTTCTGTATCTTTTTCTGTATTTCTTGAAATATTCATCCTTATAATCCTGATATGCATCTCCTTCCCATTCAATTTTGATTAAAACCTTTTCCCCAGCGTCATATACCGCTTTTTGAGGACTGATAAAAATGCTTTTAATTTTCATCTTTATACCGCCTCAATAGTTGCATCAATCTTCAAGTCAACCGTTGCATCATTCTGAGGATCTTCACTTGCAAGTGCTTTTGCTTTTGCCCAGAAGATATAGTTAGTTGCTCCTATTGTATCTGAAATGGTTAGAGAGTCACCATAACTACCAAAAGTCCCTGGACTTCCACCATTATCAGGAGCCAAAGCCCATTTATCTGAACTATCTCCTGTTGGAGTTATAGTTGTATCTCCACTTGTCTGATATCCGCTTTCACATCTTAAAGCAAGTTTTATTGCTCCACTTTCTACATCACTTCCAGCTACTGTTAAAGTTACAGTTACAGGAGCATTTTCGGTCTGTTCTGAAACCTGAATTCCGTCAGTTTCTCCAGCCGTAGGATTATCTTTATACATGTGAATATAAGCCATTATTTCACCTCCTTATTCTTTGTTTTCTTTACCATCTTGTCCTTAGGAGGTTTTTCCAATCCTTTTACAATCTTTACTGAATGTGCAAGTGCTTTTGCTCTCTCAAGTGTAGTTTCAAACTCCTCCCCTACTTTCCATTCTCTCCCGTTTTCATATATCGGTTTTAAAACCTTAACTTTTACTTTCAAAGTTCACCTCCCAAATAAAAAAGGGAGCCCGAAGGCTCCCATCTATATTAAGAAAGGAGGAAGGATTATGAAGACGCAAGTTTAAGCCCTCTCATTCCATCCTTAATAACTGCTTTTCCTCCGTTGTAATTGATTGCTATGATGTAGGTCTGTCTCTTTGAAACAAGTTCCTTACCTGCGTTTGTGCTCATAACCTGAATTCCACCCTTCTCAAAGATATAATAACCGCTCCAATCACCAAAGTAGATTACAGGATTATCTGTCCCAGAGGTTGCTATATACTCACACTCAATAAATGGTCTGTTAAAGATTGTGTTGTCAGTTGGGGAGAAAATTGGAAGACCATTGTTATCTTTAAGCTTCTTAAGAACTTTAAGAGTATCTGTATGAAGAATCCAAACTGCTTTTGCTCTATACTGCTGTGAAACTGCCATATACAAATCAAGAATATCATCATAATCCAACGCACTGATTGTAGTATGTCCACTTGCAGCTGTTACAGTTGTTATTCCTGCATTGTTAAGTCCTTCAAATTCATGATTTGCTGGATCTCCCTGTATAAATTCTTTCTCTTCAGCAATCGCAAAGGCATATGAAAGTTGGTCTTCAATCCAGTTTATAAGAGGAACATTTGCATCTGAAAGAAGCCTGTTGGATACAATTGTATCTGCTATGAGCTCATATGTATTGTAATCAACTGCAGTATAACCAAGTGTTGAACTGGTTGGAGCATTTCCCGGTGCTGTTCTATATGCAGTTGCTCCAGCACTCTTTACAAACAATGTTCCTTTTGTATCTGGAAAAACAGTTACATACTTTCTAACCCAGCTTGCCTTTCTTATACCTTCAAGAATTCTGTTTGATACTGTTCTTGGAATTAGACCGCCAGAAGTTACCTCGTCTGAAATATCAGTCTTTTTTACAAGACCCCTATAGAACTTTATAACCTCTTCAAGATTATCCTCTTCCTCTACCTTTTTTGGTTTCCAGTTCTTGAACATCTCCTGAATTTCCTCATGCGTGAGGAATTTCTTTCCTAACCTTTCCTCCAAATCCTTTGCAACCCTTGTTGCTGTATTATCAATAATTTCTTTTTTCAGTTCTTCAAGATTTACTGACATTATTCAACCTCCTTTAAAAGATTGTTTAAATTTTGAAGAATCTCTATTACCTCTTCATTTTTTCCAACTAATGTTGGACTATCCTTTTTTGGTTCAGAGGCATTATAGAGTTCTTCAAGTGCGGATTTTAATTCATCCATTCTTGTGATAACTTCTTTTATGAGTTTTCTGTTTTTCTCTGATAAAACTCTTCCTTCTTTGTCTACGATGTCATCGTTTATCTTTTCATCTTCCTTTATGATGTCATCGTTCAAAATTATTAATCCCTCATAAGCAAGCCCCTTCAATTCAAGTTCTGTATATTCCTTGAATTCTGGAGGTTCTTTGTCAAACTGCTTATAATGTTTTGCGAGATGATTATAAACTCCCCTCTTATCCTTCTCTGGGATATTCACTCCTCCACGAGCTCCTAACAAAGCTCCCATAGCTGCAGCAACTCCTCTCCACACAACATAATGGTCTTTTGCTCTGTGGTGAGGAAGTTTGTATGAAGTTTTTATATCGGGATTCTCTGAATCATACCAAGCACACATAATTTTTAAATCAGATACATCGGCTTCTCTAATCTCTTTTGGAGCATTCCATGAATAATCTTCAGGGGCTTTCGGTGTTTCTTTATAAGGTATTACTCCCTTTAATTTTATTTCATCATCAGAAGTATCAGAGGAATTCTTATAAGATACCACTCCTTTTAACTCCATTTCATTTTTCACCTCCAAATATTTCTCAATTTCCTCTACCTTCAATCCTTTGCTCCTTGCTATTGTCAAGGCTTCTGGATTTGAAGGCACAGGAACTGCTGAATATTCCAACAACTCCCATTCCTCATATGTTTTTCCTTTTTGTCCCTCTAAAACTTTCTTATCCGATTCTTTCACAGGAATAAAACCAACACTCCAAGCTGACATGAATCCTTCTTTGTATAACTGATAAAGTTCTCTTCCAAGCTGTGTATCTGCAAACTGTGTTTTTGCTATAATCTCATCATCTTTGATTTCAAGAGAAATATTTTTTCCAATTGGAGGACTCTTATAATCATGAGCAAAAAGGACAACTGGATTTTTCCTGAAATTCTCTATCTTTGCACCCTTTGGGATTATCACTTCTCCATCCCTGTCCACAGTGAGAGAAGTTATAGAATGTATTATCACCTGCTCCTTATCATCATAACCTTTGATTCCCCCTGTAAAAGTTTTTCTTATCATGTTCACCTCCTTATGCTGGTTCATATATAACCGTGCATCTGCAATTTATGATGTTTTCAGGAGAACCATTTGGATCCCCTGGATAGTCCAATGCCTCACCGTTGACTATAAAAGGTTGGTCTAAATCTACCTTCTGACCATCTGCCTCTGCATGCCACTCTCTTGTTCTTTCATCAAGAGCAGTGAGCCAAACTTTTTTCCACTTTCCCCCTGCCTGTCTTATAGCTTCCACAGATGCCTTATTGTTTGCACTCACAATCTCTGTTCTTGCTATTGTTTTTGCTCTTGACTTTGTAGCAAAATCAAAGACTTTCTTAACTCTCTTTGATAAATCTTCAATTCCCTCTCCGTTTTTCCAACCTTCTATGAGTTGCTCTCTTAAATGTCTCTGCGTGGTCTCGTTTACCTCTTTTGCAAATTTAAATGTTTTCTTTTTCAGCCATTCTTGAACTCTGTAGTTGTAAACATCAAAATTGATATCAAGACTGTATCTTGTCAAAGTCTCATCTCCCCCCTGTTTCATGAAAGCAACAAGATATGGCATTTCTTTTTTCTGGAATACATCAACCCATTCATCAAAATCAAAAAGAAGCCTATCTATAAATTCATCTTTGAATTCTTTTCCAAAATCCACTATGTTGTTCTTAATTTTCTCAAGAACTTCTTTCTCTTGTTTCTTGAAAAGCTTGGATACTTCCTTTGCAAGTTTCTCCTCTTGCGGGGTTATCTTGCTTACAAACAATTTCCATATCCTCTCTTTATTGTCTTTTTGAACTCTGATTGAAACTTCCTTTATTAATCTTTCAAAAGGATCAACTTCTTTTTCTGGTTTATACTCCCCAAGAGGAACCATTGAGAGATTTCCCCACCAAGAGTTTCCCCATGGCACTGGTGGAAGACCATCTCTTTCTCTCAATTCGTTTATTGTTCTTAAACCTGTTGTAATCTGTATCTGGTCTCTCTTAACTTTCTCGCTTTCATTCTCTTTGAGTGCCTCAACCTGACTCAAATCAAAATATGCCCTGAGCCCTGAACCAAACTTTGGAAGAACAAAAACATTCAATCTTTCCTCAAATCTTCTGAGTTTTGGAATAAGGGTAAATTCCCAGAATACTCTTCTTTGTTCTTTTGCAGTTGCCCAGTTAACATTCTCAAGTCTATTTAGAAAGAGAGCTGGAACACCAAAGACTGTTGATATTCTATCTGTTGTCATCTTTTCCATCTGTAAGAATTGCATATCTTGTGGAGTGAGACCTATCTTTTCATAGCTTACATCTGCTGGAATAAAAGGAGTCTTTCCTGCATTCTCAAATCCAGAGTATCTTGCTCCCCATTGTTTTTTAATCCTTTCTATTGAAGCCTCTGAAATTTCCTCATTTGCTTTTAAAAAACCGGGAATAAGAGCACCATTTTTAAGAGTGTTTATATTAGTCTCATCTGCAAGTCCCTGCATTTGCGCTGCCTTCATTGCAGCGGTTATTGTTGAAAACCCCAAAGTCCTCACATAAGGATTAAAATTTTTAAAAATAACAACATCTTCAGGATCATAGACCTCCCATTTTGAATTCCCCACATAGTATCTAACTTCTTTTATTTCCCCTTCTTCTCTCTTAATCTGAACCATATCTGAATCGAGAAGGTATATAAAAGGTTTCTGAATCAACCAGTAGGCAACCCCTCTCAACTCCATCCAAGCAAAAGTTCCTTCCCTGAGTTCTACACCTGTCATATTTGGATTTGGTTTTTTGAAATACGCCTCTATCTTCTCAACAGATTCATTTTTACTATTAACAATTTTTAAAGGAGCAGAGCTTATTGTCTCCGCTATTGCTCTTACACAAGCATAAACCCATGAATTCTTGTTGAATGCATCTTCAGAAGTGTTTATTTCTCCTCTTGTTTTCCCAAAAATGAGATTTAAAACCTCATTCAGGGTAAGCTCTTTCTTTTTCTTCTTGACTCCTAATAGAGCCCTAAAATTGATTAAAGCCATATAATCTTTACCTCCCGTCTTCTTCCCAAATGTGTGTAAAGTGCATATCTTAATGCGTCCATACTATGATCGTTGAACTTGACTGGTTTATCCAGAACATTTCCATTTTTATCTGTTTCCCACTTGTAACCTTTTATCTCTTTTATGGTGTTTACACATTCAGGGTCTATAAAAATCTTCTGTCTTTTCACAAAATCAATACCAACAAGAACTTCTTTCTCTGCTGGATAGGTATTAAGCCCCATCCTCTTTAATTCCTCAATCCTATCTGGCTCTGCTGAATCACAGTAAATGTTTATATCTTTTGAAATTCCACTTTCCTTTAATAAGTTCAAAATCAACTCCCCAAACTCCCTGTTTGTGAGCCCTCTTCTGTAAATCTCCTTCTTTACATAAATCTGATTATCACCCACACCAATTAAGAGAAAGACACTGGGATTGTTAAAACCAAAATCCACACCGCCAATCCACTCATCAATTTTCTCTATCTCTCCTATACTCCAGTTGTTGTATATTGAGTTTGTAAGTTTGCCCCACTCACCAAGAACATACTTCCTGTAAAGTTCTTCATCAGTATCTTTTAGTTTCTCAAGTTCCTCTATATACTGTTCTGGAAGTTTCTTGTTGTCCTTGTAAGAGAAATGAACCTTTTTCCCTCTTTTTCCTTCCCAGAAATACTGATAAATCCAATGGTCATAACCTTCTGGAGTTACTGTCATAAGAACTTGGAGATAGCCAGCATTCCCCCTCATTCTTCTTTTTATTTCCATGTAGTCTGAATAAGTAATCTCCTCTGCCTGTTCTATCCATGCAAAATCAAGATTCAAACTTCTTATCTTCTTCGGATCGTCAAGACTCTTAAAGTAGATTAGAGACCTATTTGGTAAAGTAATCACTCCCTCTGCCTTATTCTCTTCATAAGGTATCCTATACTTCTCAAAAAGTTCTCTTATCAATGCAAGTGATGTAATTCTTAAAGCTGGAAAGGTTTTTCTCGTTACAAGAATCTTTGAGACTGGATACTGGAGACCATAAACCAATGTTTTCTGAGCTGCAAAGTAACTCTTTCCCGCTCCTGCACTTCCATAAAGAATTAAGTCTGAAGATTTATCAAAGAGTAAATCTGCATACTTTGGAATAACTCTAATCTCAATCATCAAAACCTTTTTTTATGTTTATGTTTATAATGTTCTCTTCTCCTGTTTTCTCTCCCAAAGCACTCTTCCCTACTTTCTGGTATCTTTCAAGTGCCTGTGAAAGAGAAATTAAATCCTTCTTCTCTCCGTTCTTTATAATTTCCTTTATCTTCTTTACCGCCTCAAAGGATATATCAAAGCATTCAAGGTCAAACTGAACCCCCCTCTCTGATATTTCCTCTATCTTTCTTTGCTGACCTTCTGCTGACAACTTGCTGATATATATCTGTCTCTGTTCTCTCCAACCCTCTTTCTTTGCTCTTCTACCTATAAGAGAGGGATCTATTCCATACTCCTTTGCCAGCTCTCTCTGAGAAGGATATCCTATCTTTCCATTTCTTTCTATACCTGTAATATATTTTTTTCTTATCTCATCCCAAGGTATTTTTCTTCTCATATCAACCTCTCACATCTATTTTTATTTTTTATATACTTATATGAACATCTCTTCTATGTCCGTCTAATCTTATCCTCACTGTTCCTAACTTTGCTGGGGAAAAACCCTTTCTCTCTGCATATCCTCCCCATTTTAGAAAACTTCCACTACTTACATAAGTTCTTTTTCTCTCTTCTACTCTGTGTGCTCTTTCGTTAGGAACTACGATTATATCCTGATAACCTGTCATAAAATGCGTATGACTTGCTATATACACATCACATAAAGGTATCCCATAAGAAAGCCTTGATAAATTGTTCACCTTACTCCCTGGCATTCTTCCACTTCCCCACCCGTGTGTTGCATAGATAAAGTATTTTACAGGTCTCCCGTGCTTATCCTCTCCAAAGGTGATTTTTAACATTATTCCGTCTCTATCATATAAATTGGAAAGTCCTAATCTTTGAGCAAACTCCCAACCTACATCAAACCTTTTCCGTCTTAATCTGCGTTCGTGATTTCCTTCTGTTATCCCTAAGATTTTGTTTTTCCATGGTTCAAAGATTTCTACCGCCAAATCAAGTTGCTCGTTGGGGGTTAAAACATCCTCGTCAGCTAATTTGTAAGGCTCCGCCATATTAAATATATCTCCGTTCAAAATCAAATATACAGGTTCTTTCTTTGCCCACTCAAGGTATCGTTCTAACTTTCCTTTGTCAAAGTGTGGGTCCCCTATGTGTGTGTCTGAAATTGGAAGTAAATATATCTTCTCTTTTTCGGGTAATTTATGTTCTATATACTTCAATTAACCTCCTGAGTGTAAAAGTCAGGAATGAAATCTACATCATTATAAACAATATCTTCTAAAGCTGACACCCTCTTATCGATGGCTTCTATTGATTTAATCACTCCTTTTATTAATTTTTCAAGATTTTCAATCTTCTCTTCTTTTGTCATATCTCTTCCCAATATCCAATCAATTGTCCTCTATCTATATCCCATAAATCTCCTGCAGTATCTAAATCGTAATATTTAGACAAACTCAATGAACCATAAAACCAATTCTTGTCATAATCAACATGAATTTTCTTTCCAATAAATGTTAAATCCTCGCAATCAACTATTTCATAAGTTTTTGGGTCTATTTGCTTCAACTTTGCCTCCATATTTCACCCCAAATATAAAAAGGGAGCAACCGCTACGCAGTATGCTCCCTTAAAGTTGTCTGTCTCAAACAGACTCTTGCGAGGGCTTACACCCCTTTACAGGGGTTCAGTCCTCTACTTTTTCAACAGCACTATGTAACTCTACTTCTATCTAAATTTTAACGAGTTTTTTGTCCAAAGTCAAGGAATTTAGAATGCTATACACCGTATTTTTTGATATATGAAACTCCTCTGCTAACTTTTTAATAATAAACTTCTCACCTTGAGACTTTAGTTCTTCGTATCTTTGCGGCAGTTTCTCTTTCAGAACTTCTCTCTCTATTTTTTTCCTTTCTGCTATATATTTCAAAAAATCAGTATAAGTGAAGTTTGTCTTGTAGAAAGCGTTATAAACCTTGCATTCTATATTTGCTATAAGTTGTCTTACTCTCTCTTTTGAATATCCTAAATACCAAGCAACCCAAGAAGACAAATATCTTTTTGGTTTCTCACAGTAAGTTAATTCCCCTCTCTTATCAAGATTTACACCCCAACCAGTATTTAGCCCCAAGTAGAATGCTACAAGAAACTCCTCATCAGATAAATCATTCAAAATTATTTCCTTGATCGTTTCTAAATCTTCAAATGTTTCTATTCTCACAAGTCTAAAATATTTTATGACTTCAAGAGAAACTTCCATTTTCATACTCCTTTCTTTGCTGAAAACCTTCAAAGAATAGATAACTTGCCCAATTCACAGCAGAAAAATATACCCCTAAAGGGATTGACACATGCCTCTTTAATTCTTTCTCTGATATTTCTCCTTTTCTGTATTGGTAATAGAATTCTAAATACATCTTGAGTCTGTATGGGATCGGAGATAATACTTCTTCAAAAAATCTCTTTTTATCTATGTATTCAGTCAACTTATCCTTTGCAGGATTATAAGTGCTTGAAGAGATTTCAAAATAATTCCCCTTATATCCCCATTCCTCAAGAATATCACAAATCGCTTTATACCGTTCGTATTCTTGAATAAAGAAATCCCTGTAATAGTTTGTCTTCATTTTTCTTCCATCATCTCCTGTATTTTCATAATCTCTCTAAAATTTACAGGAGACTTTGTTCTGAAAGTTATCTCTTTTCTTCCATTTTCCCTTTCTCGCCAAATCAACCAAGTTTTTGGTTCTTCATCGTATGTAATGATTATTTTTGCCATAATACCTCCTTTCTAAGCATCCGCCCTGCCGATTTCCGAACAGGGCAGAATTAATCTATGAAGACCTAATTTCAATCCTTTATATTTTTAAATCTCCACATGAGAATTCCATCTATATTAGAAGAACCAACTTTGGCAAATTCATCATCAAAAAATGTGGTAAATCTCACTTGGTCATAACCAACAACTTTTCCATAATCATCATAGAAAGAAAGATAAGGAAGATTATTTCCAATTATGTATGCCCACACATCAAGCCAACTCCAATCCTGAATTGGATATATCTCTTTGATTTTCTTACTCATAGCAAAACCATACTTTACCTTTCTGTTTCTCTTTGCGGACTCCTGCTTTCTAATACCAAGAAATGAACAATCGTAACCATGCGATATAAACCAAGGCTCCATAACTTTTTTGTAGTATCTGCCAAGAACATTTCTTGCATCCCTCTTTAAAACATCATATTGTTTTGAAGTCCTAACCATCAATCTGTTTGCACCAATCTTTTTTGCATTTTCTATCACTTGTTTTTCCATATCCTCTGGGACAAAATACTTTCCAAAATAAAAATGATATACAAGAATGTTTGGTCTAAATTTCAATACAAGATGTAATACACAGGTAGAATCCTTTCCACCTGAAAAAGCAATGTATGGTTTTTTGTATCTCTTCAGAGCATCCCTGATTATTTCCTTTGCCTCTATGACTTTCTTTTTAAACAAACTTGTTTTGCTATGAGCCAAAAATGTCTCTTTCCAAATCTTCTCCAAGTTCCACCTCCGAACCCGGAACTGCGCACAAATCAACACTCTCGCTCGCCCAATACGGACTCTTCCACGCAAGATATACCGCCTCTGTGTATTTCTTCAAAAACCTTACGGGGATTGGTCTCATCGCTTTCCCCTCTGCAACTATGCTCCAATCTTCCTTCACAGGCTCTATCTTGAAATCTCTCACTGCTCCCCACCCTACACGGGTATCATTTCCAAGTGCTGTGATCTCTGTGCAAATATCTCCTATTTCCTCTATGTCCCCATTTCCATAGAAAACAACCTCATCAGCGAGTATATACACCATTCTCATGGCAAAATCCTTGTAGTATCCGCTTCCCCTTGTAATCTTCTTTCTTCTTGTTTTTGGGATCCATCTATCCTCAAACCTTTTGTAGAGCGTCTCGCTTCTCTTCTCATCCTTGTTGAAAAAAGAGACTGAAGCGTGATACAAGTTCTCTTTTGTCTTCTTCAGTGGAGTTATCGCCAAATCCTTTCTATCCCTCATAAGCCTTCCAATTGGAAACTTACTCGGTAGAAGAAAGTAATCCTGTCCTAAAACTCTCTTCATGTAGAAGTGTAATATCAAACTATCAAGATGCATCCATGGATGTGTAAGACACATGGGAGCCTTGAGGTAAAATGTGAGCCTAAATGGAGTGAAGGTATAAAATCTCGTAGAGTAACTTTCAAACTTTTTCAGAAAATACCTTACCTCTTCCTCAATCATTTTTGGGAACCTTCATAGATGTGAATCTCAATTTAATATCATCAAGAACCTTCTTTATGTCTTCTTTGTTTTCTTTTAGAAATTCAAGATACTTGTTCTCATCTGGTATTTCTGGAGTGTATTCAAATTCAACTTCTCCATCTCCCTGTGAACTCCTTCCTCCAAGAAATGGAGTTTCCCTAAATAGGCTTATCATGTGTCCAAAACAGCTCATCTCTAATTCTGTTGGATAGTCAAGAGCAAACCAGTGATAAAAAATTGTCCCTGGGATAAAACATTCATAATCTACTTTCATTTGGACTGCCTGTTCGTCAACATCTCTTTCTACATTCATGTCGTCTCTGCGAGTGATGAAACTATCATCTGTAAAGAGTCTCACACTTTTTTTGCTCGCCTCTAATTTTCTGAATTCCTCTGGAAGGAAACCTGCATATTCCTTGCACACTGGGAAGATATGACCAACCTGCAATTTCCCTGTAAGAACCTGATTTCCCACTGATGCCCCAAAAAGCGAAAGTGGAATTATGAAATCTCTGATATTTTTTCTCAACTCCAAATCCACATTTCCATACATCTTCTCTGTTGTTTCAAGAACTCCACCAGAATAGAAAATGTGATGGAGTTTCAAATCTGGTTCATATTCAAGCCTTGTAAAGAAATCATGCATAATCAATCTTCTCAGTTTCCCTCTGATTGAATTTCCTGAAATGTATGGAAGGATGTAATTTCTATTCTCTTTTGAATCATAAATTGTAATTGTTCTCAAAATTGGTGTTGACCCTGTTTTTTCATCTCCTCCATGAAATATTGGAGTCTTTGCAACTATTTTTCCTTCAAATTTAATTCTCATTAAACATACTCCTCCTTTCTTTTCTTTGTTTTTTCAATTCTTCATATTTTAAGAATGCTAAAGCACACAAATAAATGTGCTCTGTGTATAACTTTTCTAAAGCCCTTTCCTCCTCTGGTTTTAACTTTTCTATGACACTTACAATCTCATTTGGAAGTGATTGGATACCAAAATAATTTGAAAGTTTACTCACAAACATCTCAAGTGTTGGTTTCCTACTTGCGCTTCTAACCCTATGGTTGAACATATCCCTTATATTCACTACCCCTCTGAACTTCTTCCAAGGTATATTCTTATACACCTGAAAGAGTATCTCCGCCATTCCCTGTGTGATTTCCTCATCAGTTAACATAAACCAACACCTCCCACAAAGGCATTCCAGCCTTATGTTTCGCTGATATTATCTTTTCCATGAATCCCTCCTTTCTTGCTTTTATATATGTTTTTGAACTGAAATTCCCTGTTCTTATCTCTGTTTTTGATATTCCTTTTTCCCTCAAAAATTCTATTAACCCGTTGTACGCAAGTGCTTTTAATCTGTTCACTGTGATCGCTCCATCAAAAAAATCTGTTGATAAGAAATAATCCTCCCTTGAAAAAGAAACTTTTTGCAAATCAAAAATCCATCCCTGCTTTTGGTGGCTGTGAGTGAGATACATAAAGAACGGAGGCTCTGGAGGGAAGAGAATCTTTTTCTTCATCTCATCCCTCTTTAGAAACTCTACTTTTCCCTTTGTGGCTACAAAACTTCTCTTCCTGAAATTTTGATTTCTGACAAATGCATAGCATTTCGGACAAAGAACATTCCCATATTTCAACGCACTGAACCCTACAAAATTATCCGAGAATGGGAAAAGGAACCCGTTAGAAACCTGTTTACCACATATAATACATTCTCCCTTCTTATCCCCTTCCTCAACCTCTATACCGTCAAAAATCAGTTCTGGAACTGTCATTTTAAAATCCCCTTTAATTCTTTTAGTCCCTTCTTCCCTGCCCCTGCGTAGAAAAATTTAACCTTATCCGAATCTAGAACTATCGTCGTAGGCAGGGAGTTTACCAAATACTCATTCGCCATTTTTGGATTTTCCTCAACATCTATGTATTCATATTTTACCCCCGCTTCTTTTAGCATTCTTTTCCACCCCTCACACGGTTTGCAATGTTTAGAGCCAAACACGAAGACTTTTTTCATTTATTCCTCCATTCCTCTCTTTCATCGTCCCAAATTTTGTGATATTTTGTCCACATTACAAAAGCAAGCCAAAGTTCATTCATTGAAGAAAACTTTTTGTAGTTCTTATTTACAAACCTGTAAAATAATTCTATCAAGCTGAATCTAAAATAACCCTTATCTGTCATCATCTCCTGCAACTGTTCTTGTGTGGGAAGCCAGATGGCGTGTTTCCTAAATTCTGCTTCGCTTGGACAGATTTCTTCCAAATTTAAATCAGGATTAAACATATCACTTTCAGGTCCGTAGTAATAACAATCAGTTTCATAACCGCTTAATACCAAAACGCTATAATCTCCTATTTGTATACCTTCAATCCAAATATTATACTCTTTAGGCACAGCAACCCAATCCCAATCTTTAGGCTCCCATGCCTTCTGTATCTCCTCCGCTTTCTCACACATCTTGATATAGCGTTCTGTGGGGTTCATTTTAATCCTCCTTAAAACTCATATATCCATTTTCTACTAACCAGATAAGTAATTTCGCACGAGCGTTTGCTTCTGTTTCTCCATCCACAGCAATAGGGCAAATAAAACTATCTCTCAAACTATAAGAGAGTATCCAGAGATTTTCTTCAGGTCTATCTATATTCAGATAGGCATCTCCTTCTTTCAAATTAAGGGCTGGGGGCAACCACTCTCCCATCTCTGCAACTGTGGGGGCTTTGATAACTTTCTCTACCTTTTCCCAACAATCATTGAATCTATCATTATCTAAACACAATCTCCATCTTTTTTTAATCTTCACCCAATACCACCCGCCACCATCTTGAGGAAAACCCAATTCTTTCAACCTCTTGCATAACTCCAAACTCGGCACTTCTTTTCTATAATCAATCATCTTTATCCCTCCTTAACGGCATAACAGCTCCTCTCACTTCTGTATCTTCTGTTTCATATCTTATCTCAACAGGCTCTTCTTCTCCATAAAATAAGAACTTCACCCTGTCAGATTTAATTCCCTCTGTCTCTTGTTTAAACCTGTATAAAACCTCAATAAGTTTTTTTAACACAGCAAGACTAAAAGAAACAGATAATTTCGGCTCTGTATCTCTGTAAATCTGCTCTGTATCAGGATAATCAATATCTCTTGCAGGGAATTTCATCTCTGTTTCCCCTTCATAATCTTCTATCAAAACTTTTATTTCATCTTCCCCTTCAAATGGTATAACAACTCTCTCAACAATAAACTTATCAACTTCTTTTGCGAGGACTTTTTTAATCTTTTTTAACTGGTTTTTAGACAAAAACACTTCCCCCTCACTATCAGAAAATTTCATATTGTTATTTTTAACTTCAAGCAATATCCTTCCATCTGTTGCTGAAACTTTGCTGGCTGTTATTCTCAAATACCCCTCGTATTCCCTGTGGCTCCCTGTTGTTAATAAATTCTCCAGCACCAAAGCAATTCTGTCTAAAATTGTTTTCATGTTTTCATCCCTCCTTCAAAAATAAAATTGTGTATTTTTGTCCTTCATACAATACAAATTTGTTAAGAATGTTGTATCATGTATGATACAATTCAATCAAGCACCTCCTCTATTTCAGTCAAAATCACTGATAAAGCCGTGTGTATATCTTTCAGTAAATCCTCATACTCCTTCATAATCTCACTCAACCTTACCTCTTCTGACAACCTGACAGCCCCTTCTGTTTCCTTTTCAAGTTCTCTTATTTCCTCATCCGTGAGTGCTTCGGCGGTTCTGTTTTTCATCTCCTTTACAACCTTTTTAAGTTTCTCAATTTGTTTTCTTGTAAGTTCTTTTCTCATTCTGTCTCCCTCCTCCCTGCCTTATCAATTATGCTCATGGCTTCACCCTTATCTATCTCTTTCAGGTTCTTCTTCAAAAATAAATTCACAACCGTGAGGAATATACTTACCCCTGCCCAGACAAGAAGGAAAAAGTATATACTATCTTTTAGTGTCCACATCGTTCGCCTCCTCTGTTAATGCTATCTCATCAATATACTTATCAAATCTTTCAATTAATTCCTTTATAGTAACTTGCGGGAGAGCCTTTATCTCTCCATCTTTTGTTCTGAACCAGAGAATATCATCTTGCCCATTCTCATCTAATTTTCTTTCCAATTCAAATTTCAATAAGCCTAATACATCTATTAAAGCCCATCTAAAAGTATCTCTATTCATCACCTGCCTCCTTTATAGTCAAACTTATATCCTAAATGATGCACAAGAAAATCCCAGAATTTGCCTTTTATAAACTCTAATGCTGTTCTTATATACACTTTTAAATCATCCTCTTCTATCTCATCTTCATACTCATCTACCAAACCAATAGTGTATCCTACATGTAAATTGACAGGTTCAAATTCACAAATCCCTTCTATTTTTAAAGTTTTGTCCTCTATCGCATATTTAATTTTTATCTTTTCAAACTCATACTCACCTAATATCTCATCCATCAATTTAAAAATTTGCTCCTTAATCATCACTTTCCTCCTCATCTCCATCTGGCAACCAAGGGTGAGGATTTATCTTATCAACTTTTCCAAAAATCCCGCCGTATTTCAGGATTTCCCTGAAAGGCTTCTCTGGTTTTTGGTGATTTCTTGGCGGTTTTTTGGCATTATTAACTTCCTCCCAATCCTGCCAGAAGCCCAAAGCAACGCATAGGCTTCCGACAATCAAAAATATATAAGCAAGGATTATAATTATTGTGCTAAACATCACACCCTCCTTAAAAGTTTCTCGCTTTTTGTATGCTTTGCTTTAATAATCAAATCATCCTTTTTTAAATCCCATATGTTTATCTCAACCCCTTCATCACCTTCATAGTTCACCCTGATTTTTTGAACAAAAAGAACATACACCTGTGAATCGTTTTTGTATGCTATTCCTTGAAGTCCATCAAGAACTGACTTTGCAAGGTTATCTATATCTCCTCTTTTTCCTTTCAAAAAGAAGAACAGAGCAACTCCAATCTCATCTTCAAAAGTAAAATCTCTAAAGTGTTCATTTGCTATCAAACCGACCATGTGTTCCCAATGTTTTGTCTTTGTAGGAGTGTAAACATTTCCACTCTTCCCCAAACGAGGTCTTTCCTTTCCAACTGGGTGCCCTGGGACAAAGAAAGAAATCATATCTCCAACTCCTTTCTTTTTCTCTTTGGAAGTTCCTCAAGTTCTTTCTCTCTCATTGCTCTGACAAATTTCTCTAAAGGACAATTTTCTCTGTTCGGACAAGGAAATCCAAAAGTCATTTGCTCTGTTACTACTTTCAAATGTGGAGATTCTACTTTATATCTGATAGCGTCAATGTTGAACTGCGTAGCACAATTTATCCTGTATCCTAAATATTTCAATTGTTTTCCTTTCAAAGCCATGTTCTCAAAATCCATAAACGGGCAGAGATTGAGTTTAAAAAATGCTTCTCCTTTTGAATTTAGGAAATTCTCTATGATTACCCTGTGTTCGTGAATCTTTTTCGCATTCTTAAAGGCAATCTTTTTTAACTCCTCAGGATCACTCCCGAGAAGTTTCCCCGCTCTCACTGGTTTGTTGCCATACTTCCTGTCATATTCTTTCTCAATATCTTCAAGACTCAAAGTTTCCTCCTTTCAAAGTCTTCAATAAAGGATTTATAAACTTCCAACATCTTAGGGGTAAATTCTACATACCCCGATTTATACGCTTCTCTCAAAGCCCTCCAAAGAGCGATTTCTCTCTCCTTCGTGCCCTTCTCCAATTGTCTATAATCCAGGTGTGGGTTCTGTTCAAGGAATTTCTTAAAGGAGATGATTTTCTTTCCACGCTTCATTTCGCCAATCCACTCAGCAATGTGCGTGTAGACTATACCTAAATTGTTAAGTTTGGAGTGCCAGAAGCCGTCATCATGTTCAAGGCGCCACTTGATGACCTGAGCGATAAACTCGGGCGGGTATTGTTTAAGCAACCTTTTAGCATGTTGAACATTCTTGTTGATGAAGCCCCTATCAAGCGGAATACCTCTAAACAGAGCAAAGTCTTCTACTAATTGATAAACAGGATTTGGTTTTTTAGCGTCTACATCTACGTTAGTAGATGTAATATTCTTTTCTTTATATGTTTTCTTTATACTTTTCTTTAGAGGGTCAATCCGTTCCTTTTCTGAAGTGTTTTTCTTGGATGTAGTTTTAGGTATTTTACCTAAAATTTTAGGTGATTTCCCTAATTTTTTAGGTGTTTTACCTAAAGGTTTAGGTAATTTACCTAATCGCTTCCAGCCTTTATACATCTTGTTTATTCGCCAACCTTTAGGTATTTTACCTAAAACATTCATATTTTCTAAATCACGGATAACTTTATAAACATCGTGATATTCTATTCCTGTTTCTTCGCTGATTTTTTTGATATCTGTTGCTCCATTTATAACTTCTTTTTGATTAAAACCGTATGAATACCTAATCATATAGAGAAGTATTTTAAACTCTCTCTTTGTAAAAGGAAAAGAGTAAATTGCCTCTAAAAGTTCATTTGCTATTCTTGTGTATCCTTCCTCTGGTTGTGGATTCCCGTTCATTTTTTACATAACCTTCCTTATCACGCCTTTCAAAGTATTCGTCTATGTCTTTCTTGTCTAAAACTGTTGTCCAATATAGAACCCATTTCAACCACCATTTTTCTTCTTCAATCATTGCTCTCTCCTTTCCCTTCCCATATCCCACCCACAGGAGGTTACGCTTCCAAGACTTCTTTTAGCCTCTTTCTTACCTCTTCGTGTTTTTCAAGCCACCTTATCACCGCCATAAGGAAATTAATCATGTTTGTATTGAGATTGACTTCGTTTCTTGGATAAACTATTACATACGCAAGAAACTTTATGAGTTTTTCTGTATTCATTACTTCTTCTATTTTTTCAAGTTTAAAGCCCAAGAGTTCTACCTTCGCCTCTAATTCTTCAATTCTTTCTTCTATTGTCATTTCTATCCTCCCTTTTTAAGATATGTATTAATTAATTGAATTACCTTCACCGCTTCAGTTTTTGTAAGTTCTTTCAAGGATACTTTTCCAAAATTTTCTGTTATGAATTTCATTATCTCTTCGTCATGCCCTTTGTCCATAAAGTTCTGGATAACTCTTAACTGTGCTGGAGTTATGGGATCATTACTAAAAAAACTTTTTGGTTTTTCTTCTGCATTGATCGTTTCCTCAATGTGTTCAATCTCTCCCTTTGCCTCGTCTGGGTCCTCAAGTCCCAGAAGGATAATCTTACATCTTTTTTCCAAACGGGTTAAAATCTTTGCTACCTCATTAGAAGGACTTGAATACTTTGGAGTTTCCCCGAGACATTCATCTATGGGTAATACAACTGAAACTCTATCTTTTAATCTTTCATCCTTTTCCGTCATTAAAGTTGCTTTTAGAAATAGGTTTCCTGTTGAGGTATCTTTGACATCTATATCAAAATTGAAATTTAGTCCGTTCTTCTCAAGATAATCTTTGAATTCTTTTCTGACTTCAGAAATGGGATAGTAATTTATTTCCCTGCCTGATTTCATCTTATATGTTTTTACTTTCACTTAACGCCTCCTTTCTTAAAATCTTTACAAGCCAATCATAGCCTTCTAATGCCTTGAAAAATGGACAATTAGAGGCTATAATTTGTTTGGGTTTTATACCTGTGCCAAAGAGGGGACATTCTGGTGTCCCCTTATTCTTACACTTTAAGCACGGGCTTTTCATCTCTCATCTCCTTAAAGGTGTCTAAAAACACCTTCTTTACTTTCCTCAATGACCTTTCTCTTCTAAGGTCTTGTCTATACACCGCCTTTGCTATTTTAAAATCAATATCTTGAAGAATCTCTTTCACGATATAGTTCATTTTTGCCTCCTAACTTGGAATTGTTTGTGCAAAACTTACTTTTGCATCTGCAGTTTTCTTCAATAACTGTATGAGTTCCCAAACCATTTCTCTTTTTTTTTGAATATGTGTATAAAGGGCTTCAAAGGAGTTATACCTAAGTTTCAAGGTGTAAAGGTCGTCATCTGCGTTTGCGAGTCTATCTAAATACCCATCAGTTATTCTTTTTCCCCCATTCTCTTTTTCTAACCTCATCTTTTCTGCAATCTGGAATAATGCTGTAAAATGGTCAATCTTATCGTGAAGGTCTTTTCTATTCAGTTCTACTTTAGCAAGTAAATCGCCGAGTTGGTCAAAGTAATTTGCAAGTTTCAACCCGTAATCCCCTGTAATCTTCTCTGGTTCGGTTGTGTGTGGAGACTGAATGAAATCAATTAAGATTTTTAAATCATCATCTACTTTTTTACTCTCTTCCATGAGAGCAAAAAACTTCTCCTTAAAGTGTTTTTCTGTGTCTTTAATTTGTTGTTTTAATTCCATTTTTACACCTCCTTTACAAAATAAAAAACCCTCCCTTGATACTTTGAGGGAGGGTGAGCAAAACGCTGAGCCTCCTGGAGGAATATTTATCTCATTCTTTCTCCTCCAGGAGTTTTAAAACAGCTTTGATTAATCCCCAGAGATGACGATAGATCTCTGGGGAAAACTTTTTGATTTTTTCCAATTCCATCATCTTTCACCTCCTTTCGTTGATAAATTTCTCTATAATGTCTTTCACTCTCTTTGTAATCCATCCTTGAGGGGTAGGGACATTGTACTCCTTCCTGGAATCACGGTAAGAGATTGTTCCGGCATCTATTTTTTCTAAAATTAGAATAAATTTCTCTACTATTTTGTCGTCATATGGTCTGAACCAAAATCTCCAAATTCTATCACTATAATCAAATTCGATTCTGAAGTATTCACCGTCACTTCTAATATGAAGGGACTTTTCAGCACTCTCAGCGCACCTATACCAGATACTGGACGAAGCGTATGTAGTCGGTTTCCAATCATAATGATACCTCGCCTTACTCGGGTCTAACCCGAGCAGGATAGCAATCCTGTCAAATCTCCTTTTTAATTTGTCAGACATCTTACACCTCCTTTAATAAATCCAATCCGTATTTCTTCCCGAGCCACCTCGGGAGCTCTACGGAACGGCTATTAAATTTTATTTGTGATTTTGGTAGATAAAATACTTCCTTTACACCAGAAACCCAATTACCCCTGAAAATTTTCCTTTCAGGGGCTCTGGGAAACTGATTTCTATACTCTTCTTCGTTCTTTCTTATTCTTTTTAATTTTTCATCATCATACACCCTCCACCTTCTTATTTTTATTGCCTTCTCCCCCTCCCCCTCAAGTGTGTAAACAACCCTGTCCTCGTCAAGATTTTTGACGAGGTACAAGGTATTGAATTTTATCTTAATCTCTTTTGTCATCTTGCACCTCTAGCCATTTTTTCACACGCTCGGCTGGGAGTGTAACACAGATTCCTTCACAATGCGGATTATCTGTCTCAAGCGCTTCATTTTTGTCCTCTACTATTGTCCCAAGCGTCCCCCAAAGGCTCTCTTTCATTTCGAGAGCCTTATATATTGCGACAGTCTCGTTTTTAGAGACTGCCGTGACAGGTTTAATAAAACCTGTCTTGCTCTCCAAAACTTTAATTTCATATACAAAAACTGTCATTTCTACACCTCCTCCTCAAATTTGTCCTCTAATCTTCCAAGCAAATATGGAAAAATGAGGTCTTTTAATTCATCTTGGAAATCTTCTTCGTCTTTGAGTTCTCTTACTAAATCAATTAACCCCTCAAAGCTAATGTTGTTGAGATATTCTTCAACAACATCGTCATAACACAAATTTTCATTTTCTTTCAGTTCTTTAATCATTTGTTCTAAAATCTTTGTCATCTTACACCTCCTTTCTATTTTAATTATACTAAAAAAATATATCTTGTCAAGAAAATCCAGAAACACAGATTACAAAAGGGTTTGTTTGCATTTTTAGGGAAAAATAGACCTAAAATTTGTAAAAAATCTCTAAAATTTGTAAAAGTTCAAAAAATAACAATTAAGAAATATAGAATTAGAAAGGGATTATAGAGTTTTTGAAAATAGAAAAAATACTTCTCTATGTTAAAAAGAAAACAAGAGATGACAAAAATAAAAAAGAGGGACAGGCGGAGGTGCAAGATGACTCTTTGATGTGCCATATTGCTCCTGTCCCTCTTACTTAAAGTTTACTATACTGAGAAGATGAAATCAAGTTTGTTCTTGAAGTTCTTGTTTCGCTTTCTCATACACATCATAAAGCATAGACCAGAAAAGAGCCCACTGCTCATCGGTTAAATCAATCTTAACATACTTTTCAAATGTGTTTTCTATCTTTTTCTTGAATTTCTCCCACGGCTGATTGACAATATCGGGATTTGCTTTGATAAAGTTCTCTGCAATCTCAAGAACAAAGTTAATCTTTTCCTTTGTTTTATCATTGAGTTTCTTGATTAAATACCCCAACCCAAATAGGATTAAAGCCCCTATAATTGTTAATATTGCATTGTAAACTTCTGGTGTCATGTTTACCTCCTTCTTAATTTTTGTTGTTTTAGTGGACTGTTTTGTCCACCTTTGCAAATTTAAATGAGATTTATGATAGCATCGTATAAAAACTTCCAATTTTGTATGATGCTACCTTACAAATTTGTTCTAATTTTGTCAAATGAATAATTTTTATTCACAAGATGAATAGAATGCGCACATCTTATTAAAATATGTTCATTCTAATGTATTTGTTTTTAACAATTTTCTAAAAACCTATGCGTATTTTCAAAATATATGCGTTTTTAAAGGTCAAGAAGTATCAAACATCATTTACCCTCTTTAAAATGCATATATGAGCCCGTATGTGCATATTTTATATTTTTGACTTCAATTTGGTAATCTTATACACATAATCATAGAACTTTGCAAAAGATGAACTTATAACTCCTGTAATAATTACTGAACTTAAATCTGGAATGTCCCATGCAAGTTGATATTTTATGCTTTGATGAAGTGTTAAGACTGAAAATAGAATTCCAAATCCAATCGCAAAGAGAAGAATCCAACCACCTTTCAAATTCCAGAGTTTTTTCACTAACTCTGTTAAGATCTCTACAAAGAACCCTGCAATGATAAAATATGTTAAATCAAGTCCTATCTCTTGCATATCCATTTACCTTTGTAGATAGGACCTCAAGCCTTGTGATTATCTTATCTTCCTTATCAGCAAGTTTCTCAAGTTTTTCTGATACTTCTTTTAAATTATCTGAAATGTGATTTTGTTTCTCTAAAAGAATTCTTAACAAAACAGCATAATTCTCATTAACTTTATTTTTTGATTTGTTTATTAACTCCCTTACTATTATAATTAAGCCTATGACAGCAACTCCGCCAAGTCCAATTTGCTCTGCTATTTTTACCCATTCCATTTTTAAATCCTCACTTTCAACTTATCCAGAATGTTTTTTAAAATTGCCAAAGTTTCTTCTCTACTGAAAGGCTCTTTTAATCTGTTTCTGTGAACCTCTGGACTTTTTATGATGCCCTTCTCTGTAAAGTATTCAAGAAGTTCTTCCCCGTAAGATTTATTCTCCATAAAAACCTCCTTCTTTAACCTCTCAAATGGAAAATTTTTACCGGGACAAACTGTCCCCTTGTAAATATCTTTATGTCTCCATATATTATCTGCTGGAAATTTAAACTTATTCATCAACCATTTTATTCCTTCTACACCTGCTTTGAACTGCTTTTCTTCTATTTCATTTACCTGAAAATTACCTAAAAAACACACTGAAAGAGTATTGAAATTGCAGGGAGTTTTCCAATCATACCAACCATCTACTCCGCAATGCCCTGTTATGTATTTATCCCCAAACCAAGAAAGAAATTTCCCGTCTTTGGTTACTACATAGTTGTATGCTCTTTTGCCTGTTCTTTCCCCAATATATTTATCATGCCAAATTTTCAAAGCCTCAAGGGTAGAATTTTTATTCCCAGAGTGATGAACAACTATCCCTATAACTCTCCTAATAGGAAAAATCATATTCCACCCACCCAAACTCTATGCTCTAAGCCGTATTGTGGAATGTCAAGTTTATCTGTCCACTTTGTTTTGAACTTCACCTGTTTAAGCAACCAACCAGCGTCTATATAATCAGGATACATATTTTTAAGTCCATATCCATCTATCCCATCAGCAAAATCTGGATAAACAATTTCTGCTCCTAATTTAGGTCCCAAATAACGAGCATCAGAAGTAGAAGACGCCCAATTCCCACAACTACCTTCCCCATCATCACATTTGCAAGTCATAGAAAAATATATATTGTTAGAAGGGACTTCCAAATAACTGCTTCTCAACTCAAATTCTGCAATGTTGTCATCTGTATATGTGTTATACCAATGCCACATTCCCGGTTGCGCATAATCAGAAGGTTTGCGACCTTGACTTCTTAAATAATTCAAGAAATATCTTTGTCCATATTGGTTGCTATCTGCATCACTTGGAAGTTTTCCATCATCCATGAAAAGGTATGCTTCTTTTGTTCCTATGCCATGAACTATCTGTGAAAGGTCTTCATCAATAGCCCAGGGTATCTCCTGATATATCCAGATTCCAAGCATGTGCGTTGTAGAAATCATATTTGAATCCCAGAGAAGATATATAAGAACATCAAGCCTATCTGTCCATGTATAAGAAATACTATTTGGATTATATTCACTCACATAACACCAAGCAGAAAATTTCCCATAACCTGAAATGTAATAAACCATCGGTAATTTCTGATACTGATAGTCTGTTTTTGGATACCAGATATTACCCCAAACTGGAGCATCAACTTCTCTCTCATATGGATCATACCCACCAGTTTTTGTGTAAAGAGCAGTCATCTGTTTGTTAATAACAGCATCGCTCGTTGCAAGTCCATTATGCCAGAGATATCCCTCACTTATCTCACATTTTCCCATAGGATTGCAATTAGTAACCACTCGTGTCCCTGCATTTGCCTCTTCAGCCGAAATTGAAAAATCAAAACTCATTGCTTCCTCATGAAGCCAAGATGCTTTAAATCCCATATTATTCCTCCTCCTCAATAAAAGGAATATAGCCAAAGCCAATAACAAGAATAGTAATCCATAAATCTTCATCACTTATATCTGAATACCCCCTTATCTGTGTGTATGTTCCATCATTGTTTAAGACTGCCTGCCAAATTGTGTTTACTCCCGAATAATATCCTTCTTCAGGAGGTCCAAATTCAGGTAGAATTCCAACATCATCCTTTACCTGAACACTTGCAAGTATGAAAGGTTCCTCAAGGTAAACTCCTTTTAAATCAATAACTTTTTCATCTGTAGAACATGCCACATGAAACATTTCAAAATGCCACCCAGGGAGAAATTTCTGTCCCTTTATCGCATTGAATATATCTTTTCTAAACTTCTTAAGAATCAAGGCTCTCTCCTTTGAAATATGTCAAAAACAATGGAGGATTTGCTTGATATTCATACCTAACTTCTGTAACAAGATACCCTTCATAAACGCTTCCTAAAGGAACATTCTGGAACCCTGCAACTTTCACATCAATCTTTTTATCTCCAATTCTGCTTGCCTTATAGATATTCTCTGCAAGTTTCTTAAGAGTTTCCGCATCAGCGTAGGAAGGATACTCATAATAACCAATCTTTCCCCAACTTTGAGCAAAGGAACTTCCCTCTGCTCTGTAGAAATAAAAGTTCCCGTTCTTATCTGCTATGGCAATTCCACTCAAAATTTCATCAAGACTCGTGGTTTCAACTTTTGAGAGAAGTTTATCTACAGCAAGTGAATTCTCAACACCAGAAGGCATCTCAGCTTGAACAATATAGACAGTTCCGTTGTTCTCCCACATCCATGCCCCAATCATGTCAACTATCTTTTTTATTGCATCATAGGCATATTCTTTATGAAAAACCGTTACAGAAGGAAAACTTAAATCAGTATCAACATTGATATACCAAGAAAGCCCACCCCCATAAGTGTTTATAAAATAATTCAAAGCACTCTTGAGACTGTAACCAGCATTAAATATTTCGGGATTTACAAGAAACTTTGTTAACAATGAATAAAGCATTCCTTGAAAGGTAACTTCTTTTGTCAAACTCGTGTTTATGGGTTCTGAAACAATCCCTCTGAAGAGTTCAAGATCATCATAATAAATTGAAAAAATCATTCCAGCTTCTACAAAGTTTTTCGGAGTATTTAAGAAAGTTACGGATGCTGAATTAATTCCTCTTAAAGTTTTTGTGATGCTGAACCTGTTTATTGAATACCCAGAAAAACCATATACACTTTGCTCACAAATTACTGGAGTTTTGATCTTGACATAATACATTTATGATACCTTTACTAACTTTAATTTGACTGTATAAAACCCCTTTGGTAGAGCCAAGGTATATTCTGGAGTATAATTCTCACTTAAAGCCCAACCACTACTTGTGAGCTCTTCTACCTTTTGGGAAATCTCACTTTCTTCATCACAGGTAAATTCAACAACCCTTTCAATTATTTCCTCACTTTCAAAAACAACAACTCCGAGCTGGTCTTCTATTTTGTTTGTCCTTTTAACTGGATACTCTATATCCTTTTTTATCCTTATGCTCATGACAAAATTCCTCCAACTGGATTACTGAGATTTCTGTTAAAGTAATTTAGAATTGCATTTACAAGTTTTTCTTTATCTTCTTCACTTAGATTTCCAACTCCATTTATATCTAAAGTTCCTTTTAGTATATGTTCAATTGTCATCTTGCTCTGCCCGACATTAGTAAGTGCCTTTATAACTTCATTCTCTCCAAAACCATGAAAAATACCTCTGCTCCAATCAGCAAATTGTTGTTTAAGCGAAAGAAGAGCATAATCTGCAAGTTCAAGTGGAGATATAAGTCCTTTATCTATCACTGGTTTTAAATTTTTGAATTGTTCACCTAAATTGAAAATTGCGGTTTCCAAAGGAGTATGAGATAAACTAAATAACTTCTTTCTAAAATTATCTGCCATAGAGACAATTTTTTGATGTTCAGCCTCTTGCTCTTTTGTTTTTCTTTCCCTTTCTTCTCTTTCTTCTTCATCATATCTTCTGTTAATATCAGCAATCTTAACTCTTTTCCATTCTGCAAGCTCAGCTTCTCTTTTTTGTTTTTGTTCATAAGTAATCTCGCCTTCTTTATACTGCCTATTAAGTTTTGCAAGTTCCTCTCTTACATGTTGTTCAACTTCCCAAATTTCATATTCACGCCCGGGCATAGTAAGTTTTTTTATTTCTTTCAACTCTGGAGAGGCTTCTACACTAATTTTTGGAGTTACAGTTACAGTTGCATCAGTTACTTTTATGCTATCTTCAATAAGCCATCGAGCTTCTTTCACTAATTCATTTTTGTTTACTATTTCCATTGTTTTTGGTTTAACTGTAAGTTTTATATCAGGTCTGATAGTAAGACCGAAAAACATTGACCAGAATTTATCCTTTGCTATCAGTTCTGGTTTAAATCCTGAACCAAAAACTTTCTCCCATTCTCCAGTAATAAAATACTTTAGTTCATCAAGAGATTTCTTTAATCCGGGCATAAGAGGAGTTGCCATTGCTCTTTTTATATCATTAATAACATTCTTAAGAGCCTTAAGTTTTCCAACATAAGTTTCTAACTGCCTTTGTGCCTGACCACCAAATTCTTTATTGATTTCCTCAAGAACGGCTCTATATCCTTCGCTCTCTAACTTTGCTTTGTCTACAATAATACCATATCGGGATAGAGTTCCAGTAACCCCCACCATCGCTTTACCCATAAGAATCGCAGCACTTTGAAGATCCTGTCCAGTTGCAGCTGCCATATCAAGAGTTGCTAAAGTTGCAGCTTTAATCTGCTCTTCAGTAAGTTTGAAGGTTGATAACATCGCCATTGCTGACATAATCTCAGTATTAGAATAGATAGTGGCTTCTTGAAGCGCATCTGCATATCTGGCAAGAGAGAGAGCCATTTTTTCTCCCCCAACACCAGATGCCTCTAAACCTACTTGAATTTTCTTTAATTGAAGTTCAAAATCAGCAGCCTGTTGAATAGCATCTTTAAAAAAGTTAATAACTTCTCTTGCACCAAAATAGAAACCTACTGCTGAAAGAATATCTTTAAGATTAAAAGCAGCAGATAAAGTTTTCTTTGTCCTATTACCAAAACTTCTCAACTGACTCTCTGCTTTATCTAAATCTGATCTTAAATTTGTTGTTGTTGCTCTTATAGCGATTTCAACTCTGTCTCTTTCTGCCATCTTTTTCTCCTAATCTAAGTCCTTTTATAGAACTTTCTATACCTTGCTCTTTCATCTTTTTTTGCATTTCCACCCATTTTTTAAAGTCTTCGAGTCTCTCTTCTTTAGTTTTCAGGTCTTCCCCCGACAATCCTTTAATAAGAATATCTGCCTCTTCCAAAGTAAGATTTAAAGTTTCTTCTGGTGTATATCCAAATTCTTTAGCAAAAAGGAAAATTATCTTGTCAAGGGAAGACCTTTTTATTTTTTTGTCCAGCTTTCCTGAAATTTCTTGACAAGTTCAGATAGACTTTTAACTTCATTGAGAAAATCATCAAAAGATTTTTCCTTATTTTCCTTTTGCTTTCTCCAAGAAAGATAAGTTAAATATGCTATCCACTCTGCTTTTAAGTCTTCTATTTTCCCCTCTGCCAATTTATTATTTATGAAGAAAATTGAAATATTATACTTTTGTTCAAACTCTCTATAATCCTTTAGAGTTAACATTATCCAGCCTCCGCAGGTCCTTCAACTTCCACTGTGAACTCAACCCAATCAAGTTTTCTTACTACCTGTCTTACCCTTCTTATCCTTCCTGTTACACTCATACCAGCAGCAGTTACTGTAATAACATCTCCAATCAAGGTAAGAGGATCAAGAGAAACTGGTTTTCCTTTAAGTCTGAAAGTTGCACTTGAAGATGGAGGTCCCATTCTTGTATCAACAACTTCTGGGGTTCCACTATTGTTTGATTCAAGTTTATAAGTTGCTCCAGCCTCTGCCCCTACATCTATATCCTCTACAACACCCTCATATCCCCCACAACTCCATGTTCCTAATCCAAAAGTGTATTCATCTGCCATGTTATTTCACCTCCTTACTCATTTAATGTTCTTTCATATATACTGAAGAATTGAACCTTATCTCCAGCATTCCCTGATGTATGTGAACAATCAACAACATCAACATACATATCACTCACCCCATCACCAACAAAGAATTCTGTCCCTGCACTTGTTTCTGCTGGAATTGTAACGGTCTTTTCTTCAGTTGTGCCATCAATCTTCTTTACAGTTACAGTCAGAACAAGATCAGAACCAGAACCAACAGTAACTGTTGGTTTCACTTTTATGAATGCTTTTCCATACTTTGTTGTGTCAATAGCATCTCCATCTGTAAAGGTTGAAGTATCATAATCGTATGTTCCCATATTCTCAACTGCTGGAGGGAGTATATTCGCTGGTGAAATTGTGATACCTAAACTTGAATACATGTTTGCAACCTCCTCTGGAATTCTCGCATCTTCGCTTGTAAGAAAAGCATCAAGGTTATTATTCTGTGCTCTGTTTATCGCCATCAAGAAGAGTTGATAATCCTGATAGATATAAGCAGATAATGACCTCTGATAAGTTTGATAGGCTCCATCCATAAGCATCTTTATAATGTCATAATTATTAGTATCAAATACTCTCTGTAAGTTTGTATATGCCTGTTTTGATTGTGTATTCTCTTCTGTTCCTGTCCCCTTCACTGCTGATACTCTCTGATAGCCAACTGCCACACTATCTAAAAATGCCAAAACTTCTGATTTGCTTAAAAGATTTGCCATTAAATTTCACCTCCTATTGTCTGTGAAATATTATTCTTATCTCTATCGTTGCTCTCCACATTCCATCTTCTTTTTTCAAATCTGCAGAGAGCAACTGAAGATTGTATATATCTGTGAAATTTCTCTCTGTCCACTCTAAAAGAGTGTTTAACTTGCTTTCCCCATCCTTTGCTGTATCAGTCCAGTAATCTATTTGATATCTTCTTGAATATGCCCCCTTAAGCTCTGGAACAAGTACCACGGGAAAATAAATGAATGCTGGGTAGTTTATTTCCTTTTCTGGATATTCAAAGTAAATATCTATATCAGGAAAGAGACTTTTAATTTGATTCTTAACCCATTCATCTATGTAAAGCACGTAACTCCTCCTTAATTAGTTTTGGAATCATTTTTCTATATTTCTCATATGCGGGTCTTAAAAATGGCTGTGGTTTTGTTCCTGGATGATAAACATGTTTAACTGGATGCTCTGCCCCATCCCAATACAATGCCTTTTTCTCCCTTGGGAAAATCATATGTGGTCTTGTTCCAAATTCAACATAACTTGCATATTTGACATTTGTCCCAACAACAACCTCATCTCCACCTCTCCACATATGAGTGATAGAACTTTTTAATCTTCCAGTATCAACAGGACAAAGTCTCTTTGCTTCACTTTCAATAAGTATTGCTGATTTATTCATTCCCCTTCTAACTGCCTGTGCTCCCTCTTTTCCCAATCTCTCTAAATTATGCAAAACTAATCTAACTTCTATACTCATTGAGCACCACCTTGTAATAATTCACCACTCCAAAATTATCCTTTATGGGTAAAATTTCCTGAACCTGAAATTCCTGACTGTATGCATCAACAACAATATCTCCAACATTGAGATCTCCATACTCTGTAAAGAGTGTTATATCTTTCTTTGCTACCCATCCATGTTCAGTCATCTCATTTGTTATTGTGATTCTCATCCTGCCCATAAACTGTGAGACAAAAACTTCTGTCTTCTCTGTTTCGTTGATTTCATTTAAGGTTGTTGAGATTCTGTAGTGCTGAAAATTCTCTCTAAACCAATCTCTTATCATCTTATGTTGACCCTTTTAAATGGATTAAGTATCTTCTTCACTGCATCTGTGAGAATTTCATCCTTTGAGTAGTTGACACTCATTCCTTCCATACCTTGCGAGGTTGGTAAATCTGTTGGTCTTACTGCGTAAGCAATGAGATTCTGAACAACTATGGTAAGAGCCCTCTTAAGACTATCGGGAATTTCAGAATATCCAGCAGTGTAAGAAACCTCAATGTTTTGTATCCCTTCACTGAAATTTCTATCTTTTAGATACAAGATTCCCGTTTCTGTGAAACCATACTCACTGCTATCAAGGATAATATCATCCTCTTTTACACTTGTAATAGAACTTACAGGATAATTTTTCAAAAAGACAAACTGATTTCCACCATCATGCTTTTCCGTGTAGTTTGCCTGCTCAATATTCCTATCAAGATATTTTTCTATTATATCCTGACCCTGTAAAATCCAATTCTCTAAAGTTATGCTTTCATCAACATCAATCTGTGCCCATTCTTTAAATTCATTCTCACTTATCCACATTTCCTCTCCTCTTTATAAAATTGTTTATTTTTCCAAATTTTCCTCTCTTTACAAAACCTGTGAAGGCAACTAAAATTCTCCTCAATGTATCTATATAAACAGTAATCACCTTCTTAACTTTTCTTTTGGTATCTGCATAAACAGAAACCTGTTTCTTAACAATCCTCAAAGTATCTGCATAAACTGTAATAACGTTGACCTTCTTAACAATCCTCAAGGTATCGGCAAAAACAGAGACTGTTCTTTGTATTCTTCTCAAAGTATCGGAGTAGACTGTTATTATCTTTTTAATCTTTCTCTTTGTATCTGATAAGACTGAAACTTGCTTTTTAACCTTCCTATAAGTATCTGTAAGAACAGAAAAACTTTTTTGAACCTTCCTTAAGGTATCTGTATAGATTGTTATCGCTTTCTTGATTTTTCTCTTTGTATCACTAAAAACTGAAACTTGCTTTTTCACAATCCTTAAGGTATCAGCAAAAACAGTAACCGTGATAACATTCTGAATAATCCTTAAGGTATCTGCAAAGACCGTAATAGTCTTCTTTACTTTTCTAAAACTGTCTGTATAAACTGACACAGTCTTCTTTAAAACTCTTTTTGTATCAGATAAGACCTGAACACTTCTTTTGACTGTTCTTTTTGTGTCACTGTAAACTGCTACAACTTTTTGAACTACTCTTCTCGTATCCGCTAACACCTGTATGGTCTTCTTTATTATTCTTTTAGTATCTGAATCCACAGAGATTGTTTTAAGAACTTTTCTGATAGTATCTGTATAAACTGAAATACTCTTTTTAACCTTTCTTAAAGTATCGGTGTAGACCTCTATACTTTTCTTAATAACCCTTTTAGTATCTGAAAGAATCTGAACGGTCTTTTTTATTATCCTCTTTGTATCAGGGAAAACTGAAACTTGCTTCTTGATAATTCGCTTAATATCACAATAAACTGTAACTGCAAAAATATTCTTGCTAACTTTGAACAAGTCAGTTTCAAAACTAATTCCTTGATATAAAGGTAAAGTCAGAGTAAGATAACCTTTGCCTCCACTCTCTCTGTTTAGGAGTATATCATACAGAATTGAGTTTTGACCATAAAGAGGTAAAGTGGGAGAGATATAACTCTCCCCTTTATTTATTTTATTTACCCAAAAATCTATAATCAGCCCAGCCATTTAATTTTATACACCTTCTTGGACTAATATATTGCTATAATATTTTCTAAATCCTTTCTCTGCTATTACATATTCACTTGTATCATCTGGAATAGTTTCCCAATCCTCTGAAACCGTTATCTGGGTAGCACTGTTTGAAGATATTTTTCTAATTTGTCCTGCCCCTGTTCCATTTGTGATTATTATTACTTTGCCTGCAAATTCATCAGAACTCCAATTCTTTGAGGTATCATTTAGAGTATTGCTTGAGTTAGAACCTGAACTTGTCCCTTTATCTAATTCATCAACAGCAACTGTATCCTCCTCGTTTATATCTTCTCCTTCAAGCATGTATTTAATCCAGTCTTCTAAATAACCTATATAAGTATAGTAATCGGAATTATAAGCACCGCTTCCGTTTTCAATTATATAAACAGGTGTTAGTATTTTAATTTTATATTCTGTCCTCTTACCTCTTGTGCCTGTAGGATTATAACAAAACATTCTTACATCAGCATCAGTAGTAGAAGAAGTCCCTGAAAAATCATAATTGCACGAATTATATAATACAGTCCCGCTCCCAGCCCCAAAGGTATTGGGAGCAAAACCAATCACAGAACCAGCCCCATAGTTTCTTGGTAGGTTTTCTATTTTCAGATGAGTTCCATCAATGACTTCTACAACTTTAACTTTATCTCTACCTTCACCATTTGCTCCAACAATCTGGTAATTCATATCATTTTTGAACTTTGAAGTATCATCTACTTCTATTGTTACATTGCTTCCACTTGTAGCATCAGAGGTAAGTTTCGCCTCTACATCTTGTATTTTATGAATTATAAAACCAGCCCAAAAATGATAATAATTTGTTCCTATTTTATATTTCAGAATGAAGAAATTTTCATTACCATACATCCAAGCATAAAGGCTATCACTGAAAGTTTGATAACCCTCA